ATACTAGAGTGCCTACTTCAAGGCCTTAATAATAAGCAAATAGCTAAGGCGCTAGGTATTACAGAAAAAACTGTTATCTATCACACTGGTCATATGTATGATAAATGCGGCGTGAACAGTAGGACACAATTAATATATAAACTTTTTAAAGAAAAGAAAATTAACTTAATAAAAAAGGATGAGTTTTAATGACAACACAAGAAGGACAAACACAGACAATCGATACACTAAACCCAGCGCAAATGGAATATTACAAAAATAGATGCATTGAGATGTATCTAAGCGTAGATCCGTTAAACAAAACCACGGTTGATTCGTTATGCGAGGCCGTTTATGTTCAGGCTGGACTAATAAAACCAGTTATTAAATATGTTAAATCACCATTAGCATTATTGGTTTTTGCTAAGTACGCTAAGTTACAAAAACAAAAAGGTGACTCTGAATTTTCTTCGTTAGATTTAGATCAGGCTTGGGATATTGTCTGTGGAAAACCACGGGCTAAATCATGGGAGATGGTTTCTGCTATAATTGCTCCAAATGTTAAGTCAGGTATTTGGGACGGCGTAGTCTCTCCTTCTGTAGTAAATGTATGGGGAGAAGTTAAGTCTTATGTAAATTCACAGATTATTAATTTGTCTGAAACTCAACTTGATCAAATATTTGCTGATTTAGATATTCAAGATTCTACTGAAGTTAAAGAAAATATCTTACAAAATGGACTGTTTACCGAATGGGGAGAATGTTATGCATGGGCACAGTCAGACCCATCATTTTTAATGTTTTATGGATATTTAAATAAAGTGTGTAATTTAACTGCTCAAACTGCGGACATTACTCCATTTATGTATTTAACAAAATTTACTGGATGGAACATGTTTTATAAAGGACTAGCTATTCTCTCAGAAAAGCCAACTATTATTGCAGTTGATGGACAAAACGATTTAACCAGCCAGGACGATCCATGTATTAAATGGGCAGATGGTTATGAAATTTATAAGAAAAATGGAAAGCTTGTTAGCAAAGAAGAGAAGATAGCCATTGAGCAAATTGAAGCGGTGCAACCAGTAGAACCAATTGTTGCTGAGGAACCTGCTTTTGTTAATGAACTTCCTGACTACGCAAATAAAGTAATACAAGAGCAATTGTTACAAGCACAAAAAGAGCAAGAAGAGGCAGCAGAAAGAGAAAGAATTATGCTTGAAAGACTTCAATCATCACAAGGAACTCCAAGGAACAACGCGTAGGAATTTTGTGAAGAAATACAAAAGGGTTTTTACATTCAGAGTAACAGACGAGCTTGAAAGGTTATCTTACAAGTTTAAAATAAACATAACTGAAGTCTGTAGGGCGGCTATTGAAAAAGAAATTCAAAGCCGCGCCGATAAAAAAAATACAGGAGCCAAGAAGGTATGAAAGCTGTTATTAAAGAAAACAAATACCAAGTCGAATCATTAGAGTCGTTTTTAAATAGAGGTGGAAAAATTGAGATAGTTGATTTTTCTAATGCATATGAAAATAGATCTAAATTTGGAAGAACAAAAATAAGTGTAAAAAACTCTGCGCAGAACTTTAAGAAGGATTTATGCAAAAAGAAAAACTAACACCTGAAGATATTATGAGTAATTTTATAATTAAAACGAGTACTGATTATAAAGTTAAATTTAGTGGTAAGCAAGAAACTATAGGAATGGCTAAAATGGTCGGTTTAATGAAAGATATGATTGATGCTGATGCGTTTAATTCTATATGGCCTTTTCTATCTACAGCTTATTATCTAGGTGCTATTGATCACAAAGAAGAGAAAAGCAGACTAATTCTACCATAATTATATTGAATCTAATAAATTCGCTGCTAACCTTTTTAAAAAGAGGTGCGCTGTGATTTTATCTAAAATTCTAAGCATTATTAATCTAATAAGATTAGCTTTCAAAGCCGTTCCCAAAAAAGAAGTAGAAGTCAAACCAGAAGAACCAGTTAAATTTGTACTAACAAAAGAACATGTTCAAAACCTGCTAGTAGATGAATTTATGTCTTTAGTGGGTATCGATGAGGACAAAGGACCAAATAGATCTGTTGAAATAGATGCCATTATCAAATCTGAAAAGGGTACTTTAGGTGATCCTTACTGCTCATACACGTTAAGTAGTGTTGTATCAAAAGTGTGTGCTAAATTAAGCGTTGATTATCCTTCTGTTCTTTACCGAGGTGGATCTTCACAAGGTTGGCTTAAATCAAAACATCAATATATTAAAAACGAACCAGCGAGAGGTTATGCTTTTGTTCAAACAAACATAGATGATCCTATTCATGGTCATGTTGGATTATGTGTTAATGGTTTTAGCAACGGAGTATTTCCAACTGTTGAAGCCAATACAGACAACGTAATTAAGACTAGATTTGATCGAAGCATGAAGAACACATACACTAAAAAGATGTCTGGATTTGTTGATATAGCACAAGCTATTTATGATGAGTATTTGTTAGTTAATCCTGATATCAAATAGCTTCATAAATTCAGACTCAATAGCATCACATAATACCTCTTCTAAACTTATTTCCATTGCGTCATCTAATCCGTATTCAAATATGATGGCGTGTACTAATTCATGAATTAAGACAGAAGTATACTTTGAATCGGTTAGTCCTTTTTTAATATCAATAGTTCTTTTTTTAAATGTACAAAGTCCATTACATTCGTATCCTTCAAACACAATTCTAGATTTAAGTCTTATTTTCCATTTTTTATTCTTAATGATTATTGATTTTAGATTAATCATCTTGTAAGAGATTTTTTCTTTTTAACAGAAAACTCGTTTAATTTAGAATTTGTTTCATGACCACAATCTCGGCAAATAAATCTTTGAAACTTTCCTGTATTAGTAAATCTAAAACCATATTTCATTAGATCTTTTGAACCACAAGAACAGACGTTAGAATGGTTTTTATGATACACATCAAAATTTATACTATTATTCCAAGGTTTAAGCTTATTATAATATTCTTCTAAAGCTAATACGTCTTGCTTGTTATATCTTTCCATTTCTTTCCAAGCTTTTATATTGCCGTTTAAGCATTCTTTCCATAATTCAAACCCTGGAAATTTGGTGTGTTTTAATTTAGCATTTTTAGGACAAAGCTTAGAGCTCGTGTATTCTAGTTTGTTAGATGTAAAGCTAAAATGTTTTTTTGCTAAAACAAGCGTATCAATTTGTCTATATGACGAAGGCGGCTTCATGTCGTTTAAAATAAATCTAGAGTTTAATTTTTTTATATCAAACTTCATAGAGTTTTGACCTATTACAATGTCTGCTTTGTCTAACAGATCCCAAACCTTCTCTAGTAGTTTAAAGTCATCTTCTATTTTTTTTTCATTTCTTTGGTCGTGATAAATTATTTTACTTTTTGGTTCATGAGCCCATTTAGCTGAGAATGATAATAAATGCCAGTCACCCTTGATTTGATTTAAAGCTACATTTTGATCGAACAGCTGCCATACATAAGCAACGATTGGAGCCGTCTCAATGTCTAGAAATAAAATTGCTGGACTAGGCATCGGTTTCACAATTTAAGAATATTTAAGATTTAACTTTTATCCAAAGAAGAAATATCAAACTGGACTTAAGTTTAAATTTATTAAATCATAATTTAATATGAAAAAAGAGTTACTATTTCAGACAATCATTGAGGTTCCATTTCACGGCATATTAAAAAACAATAAACAAATATTTATTAACAAAAAAACAGGAAAAAGATTCTTAACTTCTTCTGATAAATGTAAATTAGCACAAACTATAATCATAAATAAACTAACAGCTGATAAGTATAGCAAAAAACTTAATACGATTAATGAACCAGTTGTAGCAGAGTTTTGTTTTTCATATCCTAAAGAAATTTATTACACAAAAAAAGGTGTTAAAAGTAATAGGGTAGCCGACATGTCTAATCTGTATCAATTGCCCGAAGACTGTTTGCAAAAATCAGGAATTTTAGAAAATGATTCTTTTATAGAAAATCATGGTAACTCTTTAAGAGTGCCAAGCATTAACGACAAATATTATTTAATAATAAGAATCTTTTCTATTGTCCAGGCGGCATTAAGCTTCGAATACGAGAAGATTCATTCATAGCCCTAGCCTTCTGTGTATTGGTCAAAGACTTATCAGCCTTAATTTGCTGTGGAGTCTTTGGCATTTGAGGAGCTATAGGAACTGTGTCTGTTTTCTCGAGAGGTGATAAACGATTAATGATCGTCTGAGCCACAGCTGGATTTTTAATTATTAATTCTTGTAGTCCTGGAATAGAGCCAACAATTTTGGACATTTTATCAGCAGCAACTGCTGAGCTAGATGCAATTCTTGGCGATATTAAATTTTTAGCTAACACACCACCAAATGCTCCTGGTGCTCCGCCTCCTACTGCTCCACCTACTCCAGCTGCTGCCATATCACCAAGACCACCAAATGGTGACTGATTTAAAACGGCTGCTCTTCTGCTTGCTGCTTCTTCTATTGGAGCCAATAATCCATAAGTTTGTTTAGATTCTTTGAACAACTGTGCTGTTGCTGGATCAGCTGCTTGAGCTGCATCTTCTACTGCTTTCATATAAGTTAAATAAGCTTCTTTACCAGCTGCACCAGTATTTGGCTTCATCCAATTACCAGCCATTTTATTGTAGCCGCGTTTAGTTTGTTCAGCTTCGCTAATTAAAAAATCATTAGCACCGGTTGCTCTAATGTCTTCTACAATTTTCTTTAGTTTTTTAGCAACAGGAGCTTGTGATGGATCTCTTTTTAACTCACCTATTCTTGCTTCGATAGCATTAACAAGATGATCATTTGAAATTTTAACACCAGCATCGTCAAGTTTTTGCAAGCTAGAATCAATTGCTTGAACTGAGTCATCCATAGCTTGTTGTGTTCTTATAGCTATATTTTCAGCTGTATCACCAAACTTAACTAAGCCTCTGTTTAATAATTCTTTACCAGCACCTGGTTTGAATTTAGAAGCTTGTAGTCCTGTGGCACCAGTTGCGTTTTCAGCTAGCTTACCAGCACCTTCTTTGAGCCAATTAGATACACTTGGGATTTTTGGAATAGATGCGGCACCTTTTGCTAATGCAAGAATCCCCATTTCTCCACTAGCTGTTTCTGCACCAGTTTTCGCAATGTCTTTTAAGTTTTCTACTACTGGCTTTTTTTCGTTATACAATACGTCTTTTAAGTACGTCTTTGCAGACTCGCCAGCAGCTCCAAGTAATCCAGCACCAGCGATACCGCCCCACGGAGGAGCCAAAGGAGCGCCTAATAGTCCACCAACTGTACCTGCAGCAATTGGAAGTGCATCAACAAACTCACGAGTTAACCCTTCAGTGGCTGAAATTTCTTGATTTAACTCTTCTGCTGAAGGCGGCTCTTCATCCCAAGCTTTAGATTTTTTTTCTTTACTAGGAGGAAGTTCGTCCCATTTTAATTCTTCTTTTGTTGGAGGAGCGTCATCCCAAGCCATTACTTACCACCAGTTCTTTTTTGCTTAACAACTAATGCTTCATCGTAAGAAATACCGTGTTTTTTGGCATATGCTTCTACATCTGGTTGAATTTGCTCAGGTTTTGTTTCTGGCTTTTTAAATTCAGACACATCTTTTCCAACTTTTTCTAAATTAGTTGCAAGATTTTTTCTTCTTCGCTCAAGCTCTTTAACAGATTCTTTAGCTTTAGCGACAAAATTGTCATACGTATCGGTAATATCAGGAAGTCTTTGCTCAAGCATAGCTACTTCTTTAACAGAAGCTCCCGCCCCAGTAATTGCGTGTCTATATGCATCTTTCATTTTACCTAAAGCACTTCTAAACGCTACTTGATCAGCAGAAGTAAACATATCAGGAACACGCCCATCAAATTGACCAACATAGTTTTTTTTGTTTTGTATTTCACCTAATAAATTCTCAAAATCAGATTGCGAATTATCAATGTCTGTAAATTGTTGAACTTGTTTGTCAGATAATTTGGCAGCTTTTGCTAATCGATCTTGTCTCGCTAAATCACCACGACCTGCTTGAATTGCTGCTGAAATTCTTGCTCTTTTTTCAGCGGCCAATCTATCTTTTTCATTCTCTGTTTCAGTAAGCTGAGTTTTGGCTGGTGTTGTAATTCCAGCTTCATATAATTTATTAATTTTATCTGATATTTCTTTATCTAATTTAATTTCAGTTTCTAAAGATTTTCCACCCTCTGTTAGCAACGGTTTTTGTGCATCCATCGCTGCTTTAGCTTTATCTATAGTCATTTTTTCAACACTATTAAACTGATTAAGATCTTGCTCTTTAGCTTTAGCTAAAGCCTCAATTCTTTTTGATAAACTATCGCGCTTTGCTTGCGCCTGTTTTTGTAAATTAAGTGTATTAACTAAATCAAAAGCTTGAGTTTGTTGTAAAGACTTAGGAGCTGTTAAAGCACCGGCCTCTCCACTCGCGGCGAAAGCTAATGGCAATACAGCTTTGTATATTTGCTGAAAGGTTGTTTCTTGTGGATCTTGTATGTTGCCGTATTCATTTTTTAACTTAATTGCTTCAGCGTTGTAATCAATTGATGGACTCCACTGAGAAACTGGCTGTTGCAATATGTCCGCTTGATCTCTGTATGCCTGTTTAGTTTTAATTAAATCGTCTTGGACAGTGTTGATGTTTTGAACTTGTTTTTGCTTTTCACCAAGAAGTCTATAAATTCCCTCTTCGTAGTTTTTTCTTTGTGATTCTGCTAGTTGCGAAGGATATTCTTCATTTTTAAATCCATACGCTTTTGGCACAGGACTAAAATCAGCATTAGCACTGATTACATTTTGCTCTTGAACATTAGCTGGAGCAATCATGCTTGGGACAACATTAGGGTTTGATTGTGATGCTGCAGCGGCAATGTCTGGTGATAATAAAGAACTAGCCCATTCTTGAAGTTTTTTATCTTCATCCGTGTTTAAGTTGTACTGATTAATGTAATCGTATGTTGATGCCACAAATTTCTCCTAAAGTTTGAATCCTTTTAAAATTTCACCAGTAGCTCCACCCGATAAATACCAGCTTGGATCTAACAACTTTTCTAAAGGTCCAGCTGGACCCTTTTTATTAGCTTCTGCTGCAGCTTCGTTAGATTGAGCATTTGCAGCCAATTGTTGTTCTGCTAACTCTCTTCCTAATACGCCATATTTTTGACGCATTAAAAAATCAGTAGCATCTTTTGTTCCTGATCTAATTAAATTAGCATTATCTAAAGTTGCTTTTCTTTCATCAGCAGCAACGTTTTGGTTAAATCCTTTATCAGCAGCAGCAGATATAGCAGCAGCGCGGGCACCACCCACTCCACCACGAGCTAGTTTTCCAGACAAAGCCGATAAATAAGCATTTCTGTTTCCAGCAATGTTTGCTTTAGATTCACCACGAAGAGCACCTAACTCTTTTCCTGAATAACCACGAGACAAGTCTTGAAGTCTTTCAGAAGTGTTGATCATCATTGGATCACTAATAAAAGTTTCTACTCCTTTTTCGCGCCCTTTGTTTGCGGCATACTCCAAACCAACTTCAGCCGGACTCATTGTTCCTGCACCATAAGCGTTAATACGTTTGTCGTTTGCTGCCGCAATTTGATCTTTATAATATTGCTGTAAATATGGACTAGAAATGTATCCATATTGATTTAACATAGGTACTTCTTTTTTTGGTTCTACTTGAGCAACCATTTTATCTGTAGAAACTTTATTTAATGCCATCTAATCCTCCAGCAATATTGTGATTCATAATTCATTTACTTTCAATGTTGCACTAGACCAAGTTATGTTCTGAGTTACAGCACCATCAGTGCTATCAGACGAAAGCAAATAATATATAGAGTCGTTCTTTTTAAGACTTTTAACAAAGTTATAAGAAGGAGAACTTACCATAAGCGATGTATTTGCATTACTAGCTAAAACTATCGTGCTATATATTGTCTGATTAATGTAGCAATACAAAAACAAGCTTTGATCGTGTCTTGTGTATAGAGCTGCTAAGTTCAAATCAAGCGAGTAGTCACCATCTTTAAGAATAGTAATGTATCCATTAACAAGCATTTCCTTATTTCCAAAGCTATTTGAAAAATTAAGCTTAGTTTCGGAATTGTTAGTAACTTCTAAAGTAGATGCTGTTAAGTATAAACCAAGTTTTGTTAAGTTATTAAATGCCTGTTCAATAGCTAAGCAGTTCTGTCTATGCTCATTCTTCATAAAAGAAGTGAGATCATTTTCATTACCAAACTGCTTAAGCTTTGAGAGCCTTTTAAGAGCCGTCATCGTCTTGGCTCGTCTTTGTCAAAGTCATCTCTAAGATGAAGTTCCCAGCCCTGTACTCTTACATAAGCGTTAACTGCATTATTTACAAAGCCAACACTTGAAGACGATAGTTTAGGGTAAGTAAGCTTCATTTGTTCTTTGACTGTTTTTTTATCAGATTCAGCTGGAAATGAAATTACGTAATCACCTAATGATGTGTCTAAAAAGTTACCATATTGTGAAACCGTTAAACTAAAATCACCCTGAATTGAATTAATCCAACATTCTAAAAAGTGTTTATCAATTACTGGAGTTGAATAAGACTGCCATGCTGAAATGTAATTAAAATCAATAGCTGATGTGTGATTACAATAATCGTATTTAGTTCCTGTTCGTTTAAATTTCCAAGCTTTATCACCATCATTTAGTAAAAACGTACCATTGCTTAATGAAAGCATTGATTTGGCAGTAAAAGGTTGCCACATATACCAAGCATTTCTCATAGGAGAATTTGGTAATGATTCAAAGTCATAAACAAAAATTTTAGTGTCTACAGCACATAAATAAATACTTTCAGCGTCATAAACTTGTGCAAATGAATTCTTTATATTTAATCCATCAGGATTTACCTTAAATTCATCGCTTATATAATAACCAATATTTACAGGAAGTCTTCCAGCAACACATGAGTAAAATCCTTCTCGGATATCTAACCAAACAATCATGCCTTTTACGTTTTGAATTGTTCTGTGATTAACACAACCGATGTTGTCTTCTAGCAATTCTAAAACTAAATCTTGAGTCGATAAAGTGCCTGTAACAACCGTTGTAGACATTTCTTTAAATACAAATAAAGCATCTTTACTTACGCCGAAACCTTTCAGCTTCTCTGAGTAAGGAGATTGAACAAAACTTTCAAACAAACCAGATTGAGGGAACCCTTCTGGAGTTAATGAGTCGTTCCAGTAGAACGATTGATTGTCACATAAGTGAGCTTCTGTGTATTTAAAACCATTGTAAGAATTATCAACATAAGCCCAGTCATTTAAAGGCTCTGAGTATAATGAATAAGGATATTGATCATTTGCTAATGACGGATCAACAGTTCTGCCACCTTGAACAATTTGATTTTGCCAAGTCGATAAATATTTACATGCTCTAGGTAAATCTGATCCTTGGTCTAGTGATTCAATGCCAATTCTAGATAAACCGCTTACTGGTTGAGATTCTAAAAACAAATCATAACATGGAACGTAGGTAGCTGATCCATAAGGAAAGTTATGAGGCACTTCTAAATCTATCAATTTAACAAAAGTGTCTGTGTTAGCTAAGCTTCTAAACACGCGAACAAATGCACCAAACTTAATTTCAGGTTGCCAGTAATTAGTATAATTTACGTTAGTGATTTGATTTTCATATTCAGTTTTTGTATATCCGCCATTAAGAACTTGGCCTTGAATTAATAAGGTTGTTACAGAACCGCGAGAATTTATTGTCTTAGTTCCTGTATCGTTTGCTGTTGCTGCAATACTTAATTCTGCTGTGGTTGAGCTTAAAACTTGAACAATGTAAGTATTGGCAGCAATTCCAACTCCGCTAATTGAATCGTTCATTTTTACATTAGTAGTATCCATAGTAATAGTTGTAGAGCCACTAACTACAGTTCCTGTGATTAAATAAGGAGTTCTTAAATAAGCATACTTACCGTTAGTCACTCCACGAGCTAAACTAATAGTCGTTGCCGTAACTGCTGTAACTTTACTCATTATTATCGAATAGCCATCCTTTGGCGCAGCAGAAACAAATGTTTGTTCATTTGAAACTGGTATTCTAAGACACATTCCAACTTTTACGTTGTGTCCTGCATAAACATTAATCGTTCTACCACCATTTTCAACATCTTGGTTTCCAGAAACTACACATGATACAATTGGAAAATCTAAAGCATTAGAAGGAGACTGAATGTGCAATGGAACTGAGTTGTAACCAGTTTGCATAGTTACGTTGATGTAATCAGTTTCGCTTTCCTGAGATGAGTAATAAGAAGATGTCGGAGATGTTCCAACTTCATAATCACCCATAATAGTGCTTCCCTGATAGTCAACAAATCCCATTTGAAAAATATATTTGTATTTATAAGTAGGTATTAAACCACCACCTGGAAGTTTAATTAACTCAACTCCAAGCTCATCTAATCCGCACCCTGAGAAATTATAAACATTACTCAAAGGCTTAAGCATCTTAGGAATACCAGCTCTATAAACTGATTTTCCGTCATACTTCATCGGAAAACCACCATCTGTTATATAAACTACATTATTTAAGTTTACATAAGAGATACCTTCGTAATCTGCATTACTGTAAAACTCAGATGTTGTAATAAATGGAACAACTTCGCTTGATGTATCTTTAGAAGGAAAATCTACTTCCTCCCAAAACCAAGATGACAAATAAGTATTAGTTTCTACGGATAGTGGTGAGTCAATGATTGTATCTACTAGATAGGCTAGTTTTGTAGATGCACTAACAGTAGCATCGTCATCATCAACTACGGTACAAGTTAAGCCTAGCGCGTTTATTGCTGTTTTTAATTGATTCATGGTCATCGACTGAGACACCTCAATCGGAGTTAGCGCATCAATCGTTAAATAAAATTTTGAAGCTACTTCATCATAATAAAATGAAAATTCTTGTGCTCCATTTAAGTTACTAAATTTAATATAATGAGCTACTTTTTTGTACATTCTGCCATTTTGACATACCACCAAATAAGTTGATTTAGCAGCACCAGTATTTGGATCAGTGTATTTATATTCAATATCACCAACGCTTGGTGAAGATAAAGTAGCTGTCTTATGTTGAAAGCCGTTTGATTTTACAATTTCATCTTGAAAGTTGTATCTAAAATTCTTAGATCCACGCCTAACTGATTTTGGATTCTCGGCAATTTTATTTGATCTTGTATCTAAACCTACAAGATTTGAGTAATGTTTATCTAATGCCACTTTGAGCCCCTAAAATAATTGAAGGTAATCAAAATTAGTAATTGGTATTTCACCGACATCGTCGCTGTTCATACCAAAGCTTTGAGTTAATCCTATTAGTGTTTGAGTCATATCGTCTTGAACAACTTTTGACCATTGTGAACTATCCCCATACTTGGCTTGATAGTTTGCATACTTAATTAAAAAACCTTGAGTAATTTCTGGAAGCTCAGGTTTGTTTGTAGCGTATTTACCTACAACAATATAATCACCAACAGCTACAGATTCTCCAGTCAATAATGTATGAGCTGGTAGAGTAAAAACCCCAGATGACATCGCTGAATACTGAATAGCTGTGGCTTTTATATTTCCTAAATAATCGACAACGCATAAATAGTTGTCTGTTGCTATTTCACTAGCATTGTATGAAGCATCTGATGTGTTTACTGATAACGCAGTAACAACTCCAGAGTTTACAGTAACGGCAGAGATCAGCCCTGATCTAGTAGCCATCCTTGGAAGCTGCCGTATATAGTGAATTGCAAGGGTTCCGGTATCTATAGGCGGCACTAAAACAAATGATTCGTTTTTAGTGACGTATCCATAGCTATAACCGTTACCAGTGTAAGTTCTATCCTTCATGTAGCCGTGATACATGTTCACATAAGATTGATTGTCCTGTGTCCATTGCATCGTATCTATATTGTTTAAATATAAATCTACCGGATAGTCATATTCCTGCTGATTGTTCACTATAGGAACGGTAGTTGATTTTAATAAATACTTTGATTTTGTGTTAACTAAAGCTTTTTGAATCTCGTCTTGCGCATTATTTAAATACAAAGCCATGATGTCTTGTCCGACACCGCTGTTAGAGTCATAACGAGTGTTATTACTCAGCTTTCTGACTTGATCTATTAAATATTCTACGCGAAGCATAGATTACATGCCTTTACTTTTAGACATCATTGCAACAAAAGCTTTGCGCTTTTTTGCTTTGTCAAATCCACCTTGGTCTTTGTTTTCAGCATCATCTTCTCCATTAGGAGCGTTCGGCGATTCCATACCCATGTCCATAGCACCTTGGATTGCTTCTGCTCCATCTTCATCCTCTTCAGATGCTGGCATGTTGTTAGCTTCTAGCATAGCCATGCCTTTTTTGATGTAATCAATACCTGACATTTCTTTTTTGCCTTGTTCTTTTTTCATCCTAATAACGCCTTTTGATAAGTGTTGTTTAAACTTTGATAAATATTTTGTTTATTTTGAGCATCAGTTTGAGCAATTTGAGCCGCATTAGCTCTTCTTTGTCTTTCATCTTGTGCTTTTTGATTAAGCATGTTTACTGCGAAAGTAGCAGCCATTACATAAGGATTAAATCCCGTAGCTGCACCCATTGTTGCTGCACCAGTAGCAGCGTTTTCAATCCCAGCTCCTTCTTGAACTGGTTGAATGTCGTATTGCATTTGTTTAGGTTGCTGCATGCCTTCATCCATTAATGAATATTTATTTTGTGTATAAGACATCGTTAAGCCTTTCCAAAACCTTTAAGTGAAATATCAATTGGTTCTGTGTTTGACGGAGTAACCACAACTCTTAATAAAGAATATGAAGCCTGGCATGATCCAGTTGTAAGCATAAATATGCCTGCTCCTGAAATACTACCTGTAACAACAGCACCTTGAGCTGCTGGTACGTCTACCCATCCGAAGTCGGTATCATTAGAACATTGTAATTTAATGGCACCAGCTATTGCTCCGGCACTTACGGATGCTTTTACGTGAATTGATGCAATCATCACTGAAGTTACATCAAAAGGCTTGGAATAGTTTGCTATACCGTTCCCTGTTGCTTGAAATGTATAATCATACTTAACTACTGCCATAAATCCTCCATTAAAATTGTGTCAGACATTTTAAGAATTGCAATATCAAACTAGTACTAGGGCCAGGGCAAGACTATGAAGTAAAATAACAGTAATTCTACTTAACAATATCTGCTTTTGTGTCGGCAATAACTTGTAAATAACTAACCTCTTTTGATAAATTTAAATACTCAATTGGAAGTATTTCCTTGAATGCATCCAATTCGTTTAAAAAATATGGAATTTCTGGCTTATAACAAACATATACAAGCTCACTACAATAAAGATTTTCACCCTTACTTGAAAACGTGTAATCATAACTCTTACCTATGTGGCTTAAAGAATTAGCAGCAGCGTATTTAATTTTGTTTTCATCTAAAGATAAAACCCTAATTACACAAACAAAATCTTTTTTAAATAACCACTCTTCTAAATCTATTTCTCTGACTCCACCAATGTTTTCAAGTCTACCATTTTTCATGGTCCAGATATCACCAACTGCTTCAACAACAGTCATTTTACTGCTAACAATAGCGGCATGATCGTAGAATCCTTTGATAAACAAATTAGTTAATCTTTGGTTTTCATGGCTTAAAAGAATGTCGCCTTCTTTTATAACAGATAATAAATAATCAACAGTTTTTCTATCGATTACAGTTTCATGCCGACCCAATCTTTGCATGAACTTTTGAACAGGCTTTAACAATAATAATAAATTATATTTAATTGATGCTATTAATGATTGCATTGTTTTTCTGATTCTGACATTCAGTCTCAAGCAAAGTTTTAACTTTTAAGAAGTCTTCAGCACTTAAACAAATAGCACCGTGCATTTTTGGAACCTTCTCGCCTTGTGGAATGTCAAACAATCCATAAGGATCATGTTTAATTCCTTCAACTTTACAAGACTCTTTATTGTATTTAGTTATTTCGTTTGAATTAACTTTTTTATTAACTAAATCGATTTGATTTAAAGTTACTAATGGCAAATTAACCTTGGCACAACTACTTAAAATCGCCACCAATAAGATCATCAAAAGACTTGCGAATATCTTCTGGTTTTGCTTCTGGATTCTTAACAACCTTGTCATAGTTATCCTCGATTATTTTGTTTATAGCTTTTGTCTCTTTATTGATGACAAAATATTTAGCGGATGCCCAGCCCCATTCAACTACTTTTTTTACTAAAAACTTAGCTATAGTTAATTGGATTCCACTAGATGAATTAATGACTAGCTTTAGAATTAAATCAACGATGTATTGTTTCATACTTTCAGATATGAATGTTGCTCGGACATATTTCCAAAAGCTAGCCCAGAATTTCATTAGCTAATTTTCTCAGCTACTTCTAATAATTTAGCTTTAACAACTTCTTTTAATTTAGGAGCGTTAAGAGCAATAAATCCATCTTCAACATGTCCTGGAATTAATTCTTTAAGTTTTTCTAAAACGATATCAACTGCTTTATCAGCATTTAACTCGATTTGTTTTTTTACTTCGATTTCGATAGCTGGTAAAACCAACTCTTTTACTTTTGCTAAAACATCCATTTTGTCTCCTTAATGCGCCGTTATTGGCTTTTGTTATTTTCTAAAATCTTTTTAATTATGGCAACATCTTGTTTAATTTCATAAAGCATTTCAAGTTTCTGGTCCTGCTTTTCGTTTACCTTTTGAGCCTCTGATGCAATTGAATAAAGAGTAGATAGCCAAAAGACAAACCCTGCTAAAGTAAGCATTGCAGTAATTGCTGTGAATAATTTTATGTTTGTCTTTTCATCGATTATCATAATTATTCCCAGAACCAAAGGCCTTCACAAACACTTAAATCTACATTTTCTACTTTGTTACAATCGCGCACTATTTTAAGTTGTGCGCATCCTGATAATAACATTAATACGATTATGTATTTCATTGTTTAATCTCCATTAAAGTAATTGATGAGTTAATTGAATCATTTTGCACAGTAAAAGTACCAGAACCAGACACTCGTCTCATTTGAGTCTTATAAGTAACCGATGATGTTGTAGCTGGTGAATCTAAGTAAGATGTTCCTGCATTTCCACCCCAAAGAGTTTCACCACCAGAAGTCGTATAACCACCACTAAAGAAGACTGAAATATCTGTTCCATTTCTTTGAAGTCTTAGGTCGCCTTTCATGGCACTAACGCTTGTATAAATACCAGCTTGATTAACTATAACTAAAATTTTATTTGATGAACTTTGAGGCGTAATTGATGCCGTTAAACCTGTATCAATTAGCGTTGTAGATGTTGAACTTGTTGCAGTTGAATAAACAGCAGTAACTGTTTGAACAACTGATCCAGCAACCGCTGTTCCTGCGCTTTGCCATGTAGGAGCGCTTGAACCATTAGACGTTAAAACTTGCCCTGCTGTTCCAGCTGCTGTAGTCATCAATTTAGATCCATCTGTATAAACCGCACCGCCTGCTGTTACTCCAAGCGAAGGTGTTAGGTACGTTGTAGATCCAACTCTAACAGAAGATGTTGCACTAATATCACCTGACACATCTAAAGCATAAGAGGGAGATGTTGTAGATATACCTATTTTTTGATCTGCTGTTATTCTCATCGCTTCAGCAGTCGTTCCGCCTGATTGTCTTGTTGAAAAAGACATGTAACTAGAAGCATTTGCTGATGATTCATTACCTAGTGTTATTATCCCCACAGTGTTTGTGTTGCCTGCGCCATTTAATCCGTAAAAAGATAAATCCACTGTTCCACCAGCTGTTGTATTATACAAACCCAACAATGATGATGATGTAGACTCGGCAAAAAGCTTTGCAATTGGCGCAGTGGTTCCTACTCCAACGCTTCCTGTTGATGAAATAAACATTTTTGGCGTTCCACCAGAGTAAAAACCAAATTCACCTGGAGCAACTACTCCTGCGTGAAATTTATACAAAGCATCTCCTCCAGCTAACGCATCTGCTATTGCTATTTGATATCCATTTGAGTTATTTCCGTTAAATTGTACTTTTGTCGATTTTGTATCTTCAAATGCTAGCGGCACCCCTGGAGCTGTAAATCCTATTCCAACCCTACCCTGTATAATTGCACCATTTGAAGGCGCAGCTGTTGTCCAGTAACTAGAGCCAACAGATAAACCGCTAGATACGGTCATGTCATTTGCTGGAGTACCTAATCCGCTTGCTGCTCCAGCCCCGACCTTTCCAGCTGCTGGATTTAGCAAAAGAGTTGATCCAGTTGTGGTGTCAAAAGCCATACCTTGAACCATTGGATAACCACCAGTGTAAGCACCAACTCCAACTGCTGAAGTTGATGTTCCAGTTGTAACCCCAAGTTTTGTAGCAATTGTAGATGTGTCACCAGAAAACAAAGCACCTAGTCTAACGTTTAATGCCGAATTTGGAGAGGTTGTTCCAATTCCAGTAAAACCAGCCACAGTAAGTTTATTTTGTAAGGTTGCATCACTTGATACCTGTAATGTACCTGTTAAAGCAACAGATCTATCTTGGCTTATCGTTATAGCCGTAGATCTAGATGTTGTATTGTTTGCTGTAACATTAAAATTTAATGCCGTTCCATTTGCAGAAGCCGACCAAGCTTGCGTCGCAACACCAGAAATAGCCGCACCTATCGCTGTGTCTCCAGAAGTGTTATACGCTCCTCCAAACTGAAAAGCTCCTAGTCTAGAAGCATTCGAAGTTGTTGCACCACTTGGTAAAGACATGACTTGTATTAGTGCGCCCCCTGTAGAGCTTTGAGAACCAATGTTATTAGCTTGAATCATTGGAACAGTGTTGCCTGATTGATGAACATCTAAAACAGCAGTAGGAGTTGATGATCCTTGATTAATTCCAAGTCTTTTATTTGTTGAATCCCAAAAAAATCTAGAATTGTCTTGTGAGATTTGGTTGTCACCAGCAAATAAAACAGATCCTAAAGTAAGACCTGTAACGCCTGTTCCACCACCCGAAACTGGTATAGTTAAAACTGTTGCAGTCGTTCCATCATGACTTAAAGGAATAGCTCCAAAGTTAAATTTAAAAGTAGTTACATAAGAAGAGTCACCGCTTCCGAGTGTTGATGTTGGAGGAAGATTAGCCGAAGCAAATCCCCCAATTAAAATGGTTAATAAAAATATAAATTTAGTCATACAAACTCCTAAGAGGTTAAGAACCACTGAATTGAGTAAGCATTTGTTCCTGATGTAACCGCACAAACTGAAATTGCACCAATACAAGGAACAACGCCGGTATCTCTTCCTGGCTCTGTTAGCATTCCGTTACTGGTTGAAGCTGTTGCTCCAATACACCACCTAATATTGTGTGTATTTGTACTCGGTGCCAACAAAATAAATCCTGTTGCATTCGAAGGTGCAGTTATTGTTGCAGCTGTAGTGCCTGTTAATGTTGCTTGTGAAAATGAACCAGCAGCATTTGCTCCAGGTATAGTTTGAACAACAGAGCTAGATGATAAAACAGCAGCTCCAGTATTGTCCAAAAGAGGAGTTACGTATCTTAATATAAAAAATGTATCACCAGTTGTGATATTTGACGGTGTTTCTGCTGATAAAACTATTGTATCTGCATCTGGAACATCTAAAATAGCTGCTTCAAAACCTGGATTAGATGCTGTTGTTTGAAACCGTACAACGTCACCGATGCTTGCACCGTGTGCAGTTGATGTAAATGCTCTTTTTAAGGCAGCACTTACAGATGTAGCAGTTTTAGCAGAAGCATGAATTCTATAATAACCATAAGCTATTACGTCTTCTGAAAACTTGTTTGAATATGATGGTTGAATTGTAGCAAATTCCGATGTTGTGACTTTGCTAGTAACACCAACTATTGGTGTATTTAACTTTTTCTGCGTAGGATATCCGCTTATACCTGCCATAAATTTCTTCTCCCGTCCTTATTGGCGTTCTTAGTAAGAAAAGGCCCCAAAATGGAGCCTAGCCTTGAGCGATTGCATCTTTAGCATCGCTTCCTATAACTACTAAACTAAAATTAGAATCTGCTGTAGCACCACTTGTAACAGTCTGTGTTTCTACAGTTACTGCGCTAATCGTGCAATCTGAAATTCTAGCTATTTTATTATCTGTAGAACAAATTACTATTGCTTCTGGAATTCTTGCATACTGTTTTTCAAAAGTAATAATGTATACACCAATAGCTGTTTGAGCTATTGTTCCGTCAAATTTACCTTGTCCTAAAGATGCATCAACTCCATTTGTAACAACTGCTACTGAAATACTTCCTGCACCAGAACCGTTGGCATTTTTAGGAACAGCATCACTACATGCTCCGTAAATACCTTGAGTAACTGTGATAGTGCCGTCACCATTTGCAGTAAAAGTTACGTTAGAAATAGTTTTCGCTGCTGCAATTGCCGCTGCTACTTGTATTGCTGTGTTACCTGTTGAAATAGCAACCGATGTTTTTATTGTAGCCGCAGTGTATTCAGCTGCTGTTGGAACTGTTCCAGCTCCATTTTTATCTAACCACAAAGCTTCACTTACTCCAGCTTGATTGTATACAACAACAAAATCAGCTTGTGCAGATCCTGCAAAAGAAGCCGCTGTTATAGTTTCTACCTGAGCTGCACCAGTCGTGATATTGTAAGTAATCATTCTTGGTCTAAACTGTGGCTGCATTGTTTCAAATACTGCTACTGATTGATCCATGTCAACCCCTAGCTTTGATCTTCGGTATCGCTACCAATAATTAATAGGTGAAAAACTGCATCTGTTGCGGATCCAGATAAATTCTCAGTTAAAATTTGAATTGAAGAAGCTGTAACAGTTCCTACTTTACAATAAATATTGTCAGTAACCGCTGTTGCGAAAGCTTCAGGAACTCTTTTAAATGGAATTAATGGAGTTATAGTATAATCACCAGTTCCGTTGTCTGTAAGTGTACAGTTTAAAGCACAAGTTCCGCTTAAAGCAGCCGTGCCAGTGCCTGTAACCTTAAGACTTAATAAGCGCATTAATCTCTGAGGCGAGACAACCGCTTTTGCTTGAAAGCCTGAACCCATAAGGTCTCCTTTTAAAGAGCGAAAAGGCCACCACATAGTGACCTCTCCTCTCAAATTTATATTAAGTTGCTAATCCTGTGATAACGCCTTGGAATGTTGGGATGATATAGTTCTGGTAGTAACCACCGTAACGAGCACCATACGCATCAGAATCCGCTAGACGTAAAAACACAGTTCCATCATCGTCAAACCAGCCAAACTCAGGTCTGTGGTAAGCAGTGATAAAATCAGTATTTAAAGCATATATACGGTCGTCTTCAACCATGCGATCAGCAAAGATACCGATTGGACCAGCATCAGAGATGTACTCGATACCAGAAAAAGATACTTTACCTTTTAATTCAGAAGCACGTGGATCAACCATGTATACTTTGTGGTCTTCTAAGAAGTTTAAAATCTTACGGTATTGAGTGTAAGAAGTTACTATTTTCTTAGGAGTCTTGCCGCATTTAAATTGAACTTTAGAGATCAATTCATTTAAAGCATCTGGAGAAACACCAGCGCCTGCCGCTGCGATTTGAGTTGCTTGCCATCTACGAGCTACAGTTACACCGTAAAGAGTTCCTGAAGTAGCATCACAAACGCCTTTTAAACCCAATGGATCATTATCTTTAGAGTTTTGCATGTAAACAACTAGTCCAGAACCAGCAGATGTTAAGTCTAAAGATCCAGATAATCTTGTTAAAGTGATAGAACGAGTTGCAGGAACAACCGCATCAATTCTGAAAACTGAAGAATCAGTTGAACAGTTAACGTAGTCATTTTCTTCCCAGTGACCTTCTACCCAAGTAGCCGCGCTGATTACGATAACAGGAGCTGCTGCAGTACCAGATGCATTTGCATTGATAGTACCTAGAGCACCAGTTCCGTCACCAAATGCGATACGAGAAGCATTTCGGTTCCAAGATTCAACTGTCTTTTGTACGTTCCATTTCATTGCTTCAACGAATGCACCTTCATCAGTTGCAGAAGCTTTTAAAGCTTCACGTTGAATTTCAGTTACTGAGTAAACGCGCTTTGCTGACAAAGTAGCCTTTGAAGCAGAAGCTGGATTAGCTGTAGGTAAAGAACCAGAACCAACGCCACCTGCGAAAAATGTAGGTACTGCTACCTTCATGTCTTCACCGACAAAGTTGTATTCTTTTTTCATTGTACCTAATAGTACGTTAGCCGAGTTGTAAGCGTTCTCTGAAAGCTTACCAAACTTCGTCTTAAATAAAGCCGATTGCGATGTTAAATTAAATGCTGCCATTTTTATTATCCCTCCATTGGATATTTATTTGTTTTAAAATTGATCAAAGCTCCAAATATCATTATTTTGAGCTGTTCGAGTTTGCTGAGGAACTTTTCCTCTTTTAAACTCTTCTGCTTGTTGAACTTTTTCTTCGACAATCTTTTTACGCTTACCGTTACCGTATAAGTCGCTTATGATTTCTGGCATATCTTGAGGCCCTAGACCAAAAGAATAAGCTTTATCAACTAGATCAAGCATTTCGTTATCTGAAATTTGAACACCAGAGTTTTTAGCTTCGGTTGCTGCTTGAATCCACAAATTGTCTTTTATTTTAGTTTCAACTACGAACTCAGGAGTAATTGTCTTAGGGTCAAGTTTGCCTTCTTTAGCTAAGCTATGAAGAACTTCCTTCTGACTATCAAACTCTTCTGGTTGTATTTTATGACTTGCCAATAACTGCTGAGTCTTTGCTTGAAGCTGCTGATTAGCTTGGCTTCTTGCTTCGGCCTGCGCCCTGGTGTCTGCTTGATGCTTAAGATAGCGGTTTTCAAACGCTAATGCATCTGCTTTTTTTTCATCTTCACTCATTGAATAATATTTTTCAAGCATTTGTATATTATCTTCTAACAAACTGGACCTGAACTGCATTGGACTAACTCCAGCAATTTCGGCCATCTTGAACAATCTTACTTGTGGATCTTTTTCTTCGAATGCTGATTTAAGCTTTTCGTTAGCTGCTTCTAGTTTAGACACTATTTCTAGATTTGCCTTTTTTTCTTGCGATAAATCTTGAAACTGTTTAGACCAATTAGTCTTACCTGAGTAATTAGATAGCAATTCTTTAACAGGGACTAGCTCTTCCTTGCCATTTATTTTAACAGGAACAACAGCTTCATCGTCGATGTCTATTTCTTTATCTCCAAGCTTTGCCTTATGGATTTTACGTTGAGGCTCTTCTTTTTTAGCCTCAGCTTTTTCCACTGGTTTTTTATCTTCTTTTTCTCCATCTTCTTTGGCTTTAGACTTCTTTGTGTCATCAGTTAAATCCTTTTCACGCTCTTTTGTGTCCTTGGCTTCTTTGGATTCTTTTTTAGTTTCTTCTTTTGTTTCTTGCTTAACTTCTTTGGCGTCTTGTTTTTCAGTCTTATTAGACTGACTACCAAATGTGCTTGTTAAGTCATCAAACAAAAGAGCACTTTCGCCTCCATTTACTACTACTGGAGCAGTTGCCGTGACTGGTGTGTTTACTATTTCTGACATACATCATCCTTGTTCTATAGCTGCTTAAAGCTTGGCTATTGTTTAAGCGAGACATCTATTGTCTCGCGTTTAAATGTATTATTATTGTTGTGGAGCCGGTGGTTGACCTGGAGCTTGAGGAAGCGGCATAGCTGGAGGAAGAGCGCTATTTATTTGTGCACCAACTCCAGAAACCATTGAAAGAATTTGCGATAACTCAGGATCTTGCAAGAACATTGGAAACTGAGGTAATGCTAAAAGCTTCATAGCATATTGAGGTGACACTTTAGCTTGCTCACTCATTAAGTATTCGGTTGCTAAAATGTGATCTTTCATAATTTGCTGAGTTTCAGGATTAGTTTTTAGTTTAAAACCAACTTCCTGAATAGCCATAGTGTGAACTTTCCAGTGGGTAATATGGTCTTCATATTCTTCTGGCTCGATAACCTGACCATTTCCGTCTAAAATCATTTCATCCTCATCTTCAGCAGCTCTCGCAGCAGCAGATGCTAAATCCATGTATTTCTCTGTTTGACCGATTCCTAGCATTTCAACAACTTGTTCGTCTGGCAGTAGTTCTGGTCTAGAATTAGACATATCAACAATAAATTGTGTTCTTAGTGCTCTAGATTCAGGCAAGCCAGATGCGTTTTGAAGTACTAAATTATAAGGTTTGGCAATAGCCGCAACGTCGTAATCTTCTAAAGCGAATCTTCCGTCTTTACCCATAATTTGAATAGTTCTTTTGTCTGTTGGCTTATAAAACTGGCCACAAGTCTTAAGAATTAAATCATACACTCCTCTAATAGCCTCATGAGTTTGAGTTACCTCAGTAGTAGATCGTCTGTTTTCAGATTCTGAAACATACTGAAGTGCCACGAACGCCGTAACTCCTGGAGGTAATTCACCACGAGAGATCGAGTTAGATTTGCACATTTGATAAAATAAACCCTTTAAAGTCTCAATCCAAGGAGCCAATTGACTAGACACTGGATTTGCTTGAGCCAAAACTGGATTAGATGATCCGCTCTTAACTTTAACAATACCCACATCATTGTTTAATTGCTGTTCATCTATTGAGCCGCTTTGAACAAACCACTTAGGATGACTTGCTAACATCATGGCTTTTACACCAGCGTTAATAAAGTTGTTAATTGCCGCAGCCATTGATCTAACATGATCAATGAACGACTCTGCATTTGTTTCATCAGGGTTTTCTTGGTCCATCATTGGAACCACAGGAATCTGGCCATGATCGTAACTTAAAGCTCCTTTTTTAAGGATTGCGCCTTTAACAAAACAAGCTTCATAGCCGTCTGGCATGTATTTAGTTTTCTTGTGATAGAAATGAATTTTTCTACATTGGTTTTGTGTGGTCTTTTCTGACAAAGCTTCAAAATCAAAATATGTTTCTTTGTCTTCAGGAACGATGCTTGATGCTTTATCTGGATAATCTACTTTAATTTTAGCACAATCTTCCCACTCAATAACAAAACAATAGTCTACGTCTTGCCATTCAGCATTTGGATGAAATGTATAAAACTTAGTCTTGTTCTTAATTTGCACATCACCATTCATTACCGCTGTAGAAATAGGCACGCCGCCATCTGGATTCTTTTTAAGGATTCTAGCTTCTGGATTTTCGTCACCAATATCAGGATTCCAAGTGATCCACATGTATGAGGTGCCACCTATTTTACAATTTCTAACGTATTTTCTAAAAGCAGCGTCTGTGTTTTTAGTGTAATCGATATGCTGAAGGAATCTTTTTGCTACCTTAGAATCGTTTTTATCACGAGTTTCGTCATGAGTAGGCATTGGGTAAATTGAAGGCTTGTATTCTAACAGCTTAGATACCTTCTCATCAACTGCGTCTCTGATAAACGGAACAACCATTTGAGGCTGGTATCTTTTTCTAACCTCTAGCACGTCACGAGGAACATAAACTTGATTTTGATACTGAATACCCTTGTAACGTAAATAGTTATTCTTGGTGCGCTCAAGGTCTTGCCATGAGTTTTGTTTTAACGAGTCTAATTCTTGGTTAAGCCAAGCTAGAACTTCGCTATCGCTTTTTAAGTCTAACTCAAAAAACGCCTTCTTTGTATAAGCTGGACCAGACGTGTTGCCATCTAAATCATCAAAAGTTAAACCTGATTGCATATTCTACCTTCCTTGATAGATTTTAATTAATTATTTATCGTCGCCGATATCTTCAAAAGGCTTGTCGCCAATTTCAGCAAATTCATCTAATGGATTCTTGCCTTTTTTACCGCTCATCTGTTCAATCATGTTTTGCATTGGATCTATGTAAGTTATTTGATGAGAACTTAACTGCTTACCAATTAACCAAGATATGCTTGCAATTGATAACACTAACGATATTGTGCTTAATATTATTGCTGCTAATTCCATTATTTACCTGCCTTATCAAGCATTTCTTGAAACATTCTTTTTTCGCTATTTGATAAACCAACTCCACCGCCGGTAATCATAATAGTCTTAATGTCTTCTATTGTCGGAGCACGCTCAGCTATAAACCCATCTTCTAATCCTGGCTTAAATTCAACTTTGGTATCTCCTGGTGTGGTTTGACCTATGTAATCAGCAGGGTTCCATCTTTTGCTTTTGTCTTCTACGTATTTTTTTGCTAAAGCCACGCTGTAGCCTATCGAAGGATCAATGTCTTTAAAAGGTTTCTTCATAAAACTCCCCTAACAAGTCTTAAGTAATTGTTATTCGTTTTCAATCAATTTCTTCATAGTTAAACTCTTCAGGCATATCGTCTTCTATGTTATACGCCCTTGTCATGTCTGATTTGTGTGGATCTTTTGGCTCATCAATACTTGTAAAATCTAGACCTAACGAAGCTGATAAATAGTGCAGGCAGTTAACCAAATGATCGTTTTTTTTAGGAATCCTGTTATTGTCGTCTTTCATGTAGTTCTCGTGCTCCCACCAAAACTTTTCACAGTTTTCTGTCGCTTCAATAATTCCATGATTCATTATGTTTCTAACTAAATTGATGTAACCATCTACACCAAACTGAGATTTTCTGCTTGGTTCTAGCCAAATGTTTTTATCAAGCTCACCAAATTCAGCGACTATATAAGCAGCAGCTTCATCATATACATAATCAACACTTCTTACTTTATCCTTCCAAGGGTTCGTAATTTCTTTTATTTGACGTAAAATTTCTTTAGCGGTCATAAGAAGCGGATCTTGTTGATAGATCTCATCAAATACGATTAGCTTTTTAGTGTACTCATTCCAAAATGCAAACAACACACCAAATGTAGATGTGGCAGCTGGATCAAGTGCAACAATTATTCTCCATTTGTTTAAATCTTTTGGTAAAAGCTCGTTTAATTTGTATTTTTTTGCTGTAAGAATCCAAGGATAAATAGATCTTTTACCACCTTTTACATAAATACCCATGTATTCACGTAGAAATGTTTCATATTCACCCATACTAATTAATCGCTGTTTTTCCTCTTCGATCCATTCTTTTGAAACGTATGGATTTGTTTCAGTAGGTGAATGAAAATAGCGCCATGTTGGATTTGTTTTGGCTAATTCCATAAAGCTAGAAAATACGCCATCAAATTCAGCCGGTGTCCCAACCATAAACAAGATTGGATCGTTAACGGATAAATTCGGTAAAAACGCAGATATAAACTCTTCCTTCAAATCCTTACACTCCTCAAAAGTAATAATACTTCCTGGATTTGGTTTAACACCACGGTAAGAATCAACATTATCGGCACCGCATATCTTGATTTGGGATTTGTTTTTGAGAATTATTCTCATTTCGGTATTATTAATAGATTCAACATCTTCATCATTTAAAAGCTGCTGTATAAGCTTTGGTGTCCAATAAACCTCTCGACCTTGAGTAATGTATGGTAAAAATATATAATTAGTACAACCAGGATTTTGTTTAGCAATTCTAACATGCAAATAGCTGTTTAACTTTGATTTACCAAAAGACCGGCCACAGTTAGCAAAAACCTTTTTAGCTCCTTCGTATAAAATAGCTCTACCAATTGGCACTTGTCCTTCATGTGGCTCAAATTTAGAGTGCAAATCTGTTATGATATTAAATAATTCAAACTCTTCATCTGTTACATTTTCAATCATTCTTAATGCCAGCAGATAATATAGGGGCTGTTCCAATGTCTAAAGATGTGGCAGCGTCAACGGCTTTTCTAGTGAAAGGGTCTTGCATAATTGCTTGTCTTATTTTAGCTGCATCAATTACTTTTTCATTAACACTATTATCAACGTGATCTAGTTTAATTGCCGTCATTGTAGGAAATGCGTATTTAGCAAGCGTTGCTACAGCAGAATTACATATTCCTAAGTATCCTACTCCAGCGTCTGATCCTTCTGGATTATTACCTCGATGCTTATCAAACGCATTCATGGCCTTTGTGTAAACTTCCATCTGCATGGCTACTAAATCAATGCCTCTATCATCAAGAATATGTCTTAATGCTATCGTTAATTTGTTAGCAAGTGCTCGAGGTTTAGCCATTTTTAACCTTACTCTTTTTATTTGCTTTTTTATTAGTCATAATAATATCATCATCAGCTTTTTCTAAATGATAACTATTATCAACTAACTCTTGCTCATATTTTATACCATTAACTAATTTTCTAGACAAAAGCCCTAATACTTCTTTTAGTTCATAAGGCTTAAATGTATCAAATACCTGCCTAATAGATTGAATCTGCTTTTGTAATAACAAAGACTCTAAATAAGAGCTTAATTGATTAGCTGTTAGTTCTACTCCAAATTGATCTTTATAAGAATCTGGAAAGGCTACTAAAGCTCTGTGGAACTTTTCATCATTATTCATATGTTTAATCCTTTAAACGTAACCTATGTTAAATAGGCAACAAATTAATTAATCTAAAGATTTAAACTTAAGTCAAGTGTTAGATATATAGGCATTAAAATTAGTTGAATGTGTTTATTATTTGTTTTAATTGATTAAGCACAAAAAGGGTATGCGCCCTAGAGTTAACTAGGACGCTGACACGAACTAATAGCATTACTTGGATTAATATCGCAAGGAAGTTATTGGAGTCAATTCTTTTTGAAAGGTCTTTGTGGATAGGATTAAAAAAGATAAGAAGTTAATAAAATCTAAGCCTGGAATTTTGCTATATAGGAAGGACGAGAAGCAATTTCAGGACATCTATAAAGAAATTGAAATGCAAAATAAATTTCTAAAACTAATCCTTAAACAAGATAGTTTGATTGAACTGCGTAACCTGCAAAGCAATTAAAATCAGGTAAAGTGTAACTGTTAACATCTTAACGGGTAGGGTTCTGCAAACAGACATGCCTGCTAGTGGCTGGATCAGACAAGGCGCACATGGGCCGGACGGATCTAAGGGAAATAGCATAGCCAGAGGTTTAACTAATTGCACAGCACTCGAGAGAGTAGCACACACGAGTCCTAAGATGATCGTGGGATTGATTCAAAGGAGCACGCGTAAAGGAGAACTTTGGCACGATATCCTTGCTTGATCCGCCCATATCCTAAGTTAAATAAAATAAGTAGCCCCGAAGGGAAGTGTTAACTTGTTTAATTTAGCAGATGAGCGGAAAAAACCTCTTAGAATCAAGGCTAAAGAATGCACCCCAGCTGACTAAAGACCTCTAGGTAGATAGAGTGCTAGGCTAGGGGATGGTGCCTCTGTGTCTTTTGATTTAGTCTTTTTTAAAGTATTTTGATTGTTAAATTTGTAGTAATTTTAAGTGAATTATGAAATTAAATTTCAAAAAGTTTTTTGATAAAATTTCGGTAAATTTTTATGAATTATTTAAATTTAATGGTTTGCATGAAAATAAGTTTGATTTTAGTTTAAACTTTCCAAAGTCTATTAAACTATCAAAATCAATTAAAGAATCTTTTGATCAAGATTTAAACAAAGTAAGTAAGGATTTAAATTTAGTTTTAAATAAAGATTAACGAATTCTTTCCATGAAAGCATTTGATGAATTGAATTCAAAAATACGTTTGTTTTCAATAATAACTAGCCTTAGCTTGTTTTTTTTATTGAAGTAGTAGAATTCACCGTTTTTAACAAAGACATTAGCCTGTACGATCCTAAGCTTAAATTTGGATTTAAGTTGATCTAGATCTTTATGTGAGCAAATTATAGACTTATTCTGCATTGCAAGTTATGTATTCACCAATGATTGTTTTATAATAACCGTTCTTAGCGCAGTCTTTTGACATGTTATATTCACAAGCAGCCCATATAATTAATATACCAAACATGAATTCTAAAAACTTCATTTTCTTAACCTTTCTGTAATTTTAATAAGGTATCTTTGATTGTTTAATAAGCTTTCACAAGAATCTGTTATGAGCATATTTTCTATACAAGTTTTTTTCTAGTTTAATTTTGTTTATTTTGTCTTCTAACTCAGGTCTATTTTTAAGCACCTTCTCTGCCTCATAATAAGACAGCTTAAGATCTTTAGCCGCTTTGTTTTTTGAATAAGTAATCGACCATCCTGCTTCTAATAGCTCAATTACTTTGCTTGAATATAAATCGCTTTTTTTCATTTATCTGTCTCTTTTTTGTGTATTGATTTTGTATACAAATCGTATTTTATGCTTAAATTTTCAAAAATAACAGAAGACATAGCAACTGAGTGGTGCCTAGGTAAATCTTTAATATTCGGTATTTCTTCATATAATTTAATTATTTTCTCAACCTCTAAAAGTAAATCGTAAAGTTCTTTATTCATATACCACCGAGTATTGACCAATATGCCAGTGTGTGTTTTTTGCACCACATGAGCAAGTATAGACGTACAAACAAAACACCTCACCACTGTATTTTGAAGTAACAACTCTACCCTCAAGATTGTTTACTAAATACTTATGAAACCCAAAATAACACTTAATCTTTTGAATCATCTTTACCCTTCCATAAATAACCTTCTGAATTAAAATTAAAAGCGCTATAACCTTTGTCTTGGGTTTTATCTTCATTTAGTTTTTCTGCAAACTCTTTCATTTTTGTTACTAAAGGCTGAAGTTCAACTATGCTTTTAAGACGAACAATTTCATCTTTTAATATTCCTACCAAGACAAATTCTGATCCAAATTCATCATTTTCAGACATTTCTTTAGAAATTATTTTCTTTAAATTTTCTATTTTTTTTGCACTTTGCTCTTTTGCAAACAAAGCACCGGCTATAAAAGACGCCCTGTCTCTAATAATGCCGTGTGCTGTAAACTTATCAGCAGCCAGCTCAATAGTTTTTGTGTCACTCATCCTTCACCTCGCATATAAATTCGTCACACCAACTTAAGTTTATTAACATATAAGCCTTACCGTCTTCTGTTCTTGTGTGACCAATGCCGTTAACAACAAAGACATAGTCACTCCAATACAATGAATAATATATTGTCAATGTCCGCACCCACTCCCATTCCCACACCCATCCCCATACCCATACCCACTCCCATTCCCATACCCACACCCATCCCCATACCCATACCCATACCCATACCCATCCCCGTACCCATACCCATACCCACTCCCATTCCCATACCCACACCCATCCCCATACCCATACCCAGACCCATACCCATTCCAATACCCATCCCCATACCCATCCCCATACCCATTCCCATACCCATCCCCATCCCCATCCCCATACCCATCGGTATTAAAAAGGGATTGGTTGTTTTCAAAGTTTATTGTTCTCTTTATAAGCGCGTTTTCCATTTTTCCTCATTTACGGAGATCATCAAAACCACTGTTAATATGTCGAACTCTACAAGTCCGTTGCACCTATCCAATATTGTCGATGATGTTGGGCCTTCTAAAGCAATTTCTCCAAGACCCTTTGTTGTCCCCCACGCTCTGATCACGCTAGCGTTATGTAGCTTGCAATCAGTTCCGTTTTTTTCAAACTCACCAACCAAAACCCATCCTCGCTGTAGGACTACAATCTTGATTTTTGTAGGATCTTGTAAGTTTGTTTTTTCGCTGTAATATGTTTTACCGTTAACCGTTATTGTTTCCATCTTCTCTTCCTTTGTTGATGTTTTTTCATATTCAATCATAAATATCCTACAAACTCATATTCGTTGTCTTTAAGCCAGTCTTTTACTTTGCAGTGAAGATTTTTTGAATCTTCTTTTTTATAAATGTCTGAATAGCTTGAAAATCGCATGTAATCTAACCAGATATATTCTGTGATAATGCCATCTTGATATATAGCTATTTTACCAGACTGGTTAACCCATACTTCTTCTTTGTTCATAAAACATCCTTTGTTAAAACAGTCCCACTAGTTATATCCAAAGCGTTCTATATCCTTTTGAGGTGCAGTTTTTTAAGTGATTCTCCATTGGCTCAAATAACACATATCCTGTAGGATGAATAATTGCTATAAAGTCATCCTGTTTTCTATTCTTTTCAACTGGCGGAACTTGAACAGAATTTCTTTTGGTAATTCTGCATTTTTTAACTTCAACTTTAAAAGGCTTTTTGTTTTTAATTACAATTATATCTGGTCCATTTTCGTTTGGCTTAGCGATTTTTAATATTTTAAAATTAAGCTTTTTTATTGTTTTCAAAACTTCTTTCATTTTCTTTCTCCTTTGTTAAAACAATCCAAACAAAACTATTAGCCTAGATGCCGTTAATAAAATTACACCTAAAAAAATAAACATCATTACGCTTTCAACACTAGTCTTTTTCACGCTTCACCCACATTCTATCAATCTTCATAGAGGTTAAATATTTATTCTTAAGCTGCTTATAAGATTCCATTTTTTTTACATCATCTTCTAGCTTCATTTGCAATCCATATTCTTTAAATGCTTTTCTTCTAGATACGCCCAGTGAATGTCCTTCATAAACGTATTCAGATATTTTTAAAATCAAACTCTCAAGCCTTTCCATGTTCATCTAATACTCCGTAATTAGTGCCATCAATAATTTTAGGCTCTTTTTTTTGTTTAGACTTTTTACTCTCGATTTGTCTTCTGTATTTAACAAGCTTCCAAAACAAAGTGTTTCTACATTTTGGGCAAAATATTGTTCCACGAGGAACGTCCACAGAAACACTTTTGCTATGGTAGCTGTTGTATTTTCCAGTACACAACATTGAGTAGCAATAAGCTTTATAGCTGGTTGAGTTCATTCGCTAAATTCTTTTCTGGACTAACGTCTTTAAACTCGGATGGATTAGTTGTTTCACTATCCCATTCAGAGATCGAAACGCCATTCATCTTGTCTGCAAATAAAGACTTAATACCCATAGCGCGAGCTTTATATCTAAGCATTACTTTAGTATACTTAGCCCAAGGCATTGAGTCTGACTTTGCTGGATATAACCCAGAACCACGAGCATCATCTAAAGTATATGAAAAAGATTGTGTATCGTTACCTTTTCTAGCCATGAAACATACAGAGCCATACACCTGCGCATTTAAGTTTTTATTTTCAAAACAAATTATGTTGTATTCTGCATCAAAATACTGTTCTTTAAAATAAGACATCTCACCTGATGATTGCGCTAACGACAGAGGCAAATCGCCGAAAATTTGAGGTACATTGTGAACTACAGCCGTTTGTCGAATAGCTACATCAGGAAGACCAAGACTTCTAACAAACATAAGCGCACCAAAAAGCTTTTCTGGTTTATCTAAATGCTTTGGAACCATTCCAGAACTAACAAGTGCTCCACAATATCTTAGTAATTCAGAATTGTTCTTTGCTTTAACAAGACCATTTTGATCTATTTCAATTAAAGAGGATTGTGATTTTATATCAACGCTTGGCTTAATTTCTATCTTAATTTGCTCTTGTTCTGTTTTTATTTCTTCTTTATTTTCTTCGCTCATTTTAACTCCGATGGTTGATATTGAAATGCTTGTGGGTTTGCAGAATCGTAAACAATAATATAAATTATTCCGACCAATCCTAGTAATAAAAATATATGTCCTATAAATTTTACTATATTTAAAATAAAGTTATTCATTATTGCCCCATTTCACTTAAAGCTTTTGCTTCTCTGTTTTCTATTTCTGACAATTTCCAACTGCTAAGCTCAACTGTTCCTATGTTTTCAAATCCTGTAGGGTAATGGTTTTTTCTATAGCAATCTAAAAACGTGCGTATGTTCTTTTCATAGTCAGCCCTACCAACTTCAATAGAAGCATTTCCTAATATCTGCATCATAACTGTATAAGGTGCTGATGTCTCAACAGCAAACACAGCAAAAGCCGTAGATAGTCCAGTTATGTATTCGAGAGCATCTACATAAAACGCTGCTTGTATATGCGTATCATCTTTTGATATAAAGTTTTGCAAATCCCTAGATGTTGATAGCGAGTTAGTAGTCTTTAGGTCTATTGCTAACTGATTATATCCCGAGATCGTTTTGTCTAACTTTTTAAAGTAGTCTATTCGAAACGAAACGACCACGTTAGTTTCGGCATGTATAACCCAGCCTAATTTCTCAGTTTCGCCACCTGTAAGGATTTTATCGTTAGACGGTATAGATTTAATCCTTTCAATAATTCTTTTTGCTGCAAGGGCCTCTTTTGGCTTTAATACCTGCCTACCCTTTAAATAATCATTCATAAAATCATCATAGGTCATAAAGCTAGCGCCATGATCAATAAGCCTGCTAGTTAATTCAGCTTTTGTTCCTGATGTTTTAAGTCCTTCGTTAGCACACCATCTTTTAAGATCTTCAAGCGTATCCACTACATAATCTGGTATAACTTGCGGCTCTTCTACAAAAAGCATTTCAAACTTGTCTGGCTCTAAAATAGCATAATGAAGCTTAGTGCCTAAATCCATAGCTTTGGTTTTTTCTATTTCTTTTCTAACATACATAGATTCGAAGTACGCAGGGCTAGTATTAAAAGATTTTAATCCTGATACGTTTATTTTTGGGCAAATATCTAAAACTTGCTGCGGAACAGGGCCCCAGCCGCCAGCGGTAAATTTACTGCTCATCTATAGCCTCGGTTAGTTTTCCTTTTAGTCCGCGATCACCAAGTATTTTAAGCACTTGTCCTCTTACATTTCTCCACGAAGGATCTTCACCGTAGTTAAGCTCAATGCAATCAAGAAGCATTCCTTGATACATTCCAACTATATACTTTAATTTTGCTTTTTTGTTTGCGTCTAATATAGACGAAGACGTCTTTATTGATTCCATTCCATCCCTCCATTTTTGTTAAAAGTCCGCAGCTAAATCAAAATACAAGGAAACTATTAAAAACCAAGTAAATCAAAATAGCGCGGATAATGCACATGTAATACATTCCGTGTAATACACTGTCAACACTATTTGTATTAATTTTACACTATGAAAATGTATTTTACTTTGTATTATTTTTGTAATACACGTATATTAAAGAAGTGAGAAAAGTCATGAAAAAAGTTGTTGAATATACACAAGACATTGAAGTATTAGGAAATTATGTAGTAACAATAAAAGCGTTCTGTGATGGCTCTAAGGACCTTGTTAATATTGTTGCCAAATCAAAACTTTTTGATAAAGATCATGAAATTGATTTATATGATTTAAAAATGTCTGAGCCTGCTGAATTTTATAGGCTTGATAAAAAAATAAACGAACTATTGGAGCGAGAATGAAAAGCGTTGGTTATGTAATAATCTTTATGTGTCTTATGTTTATATTTCTATATATTGTTACCAATTTATCATATTTATTCTAATGCTTAAATTCACCAGCAGAGAAAATCAAATACTAGAGTGCCTACTTCAAGGCCTTAATAATAAGCAAATAGCTAAGGCGCTAGGTATTACAGAAAAAACTGTTATATATCACACTGGTCACATGTATGATAAATGTGGTGTAAACAGTAGGACACAATTAATTTATAAACTTTTTAAAGAAAAGAAAATTAACTTAACAAAAAAGGATGAATTTTAATGACAACAGAAGATGGACAAACACAAGTAATAAATACTCTAAATCCGACTCAAATGGAATATTATAAAAATAGATGTATAGACATGTATTTAAGCACAGAAGCATTAAACAAGGTCGCAGCAGAACAATTATGTGAAGCCGTATACCAACAAGCTGGATTATCTAAACCAGTTATTAAATATGCAAAATCACCACTGTCGGTACTAGTTTTGGCTAGATATGTAAAATTAAAAAAACAATTAAATGATTCAGAATATGCAAATTTAGACTTGTCTCAGGCTTGGGATTATATTTGTGGAAAACCACGGGCTAAATCATG